TCAACCATTGTGGTTGGGTATGCAGGATAAGTAACAACGGATACATCGCCATCAGCGAGTGAAACTTCAGTAAGGGTGCGCTCTGAGCGGTCTTTATTCCAAGCCTGACGAATCACACGAAATGCAAAACTCATTTGGTCAACATCTCCGCGCTCAACAAGTGTCCATAAATCGCGGCCTTCAGTTGTATCTGCAATCTCTGCATCAATAAGCAATCCGCGTGAATCTTCCGAAAGAGTTAAAGTTCCATTCTTAGTACGAGCTAAAGGCAAACCTTCATGGTTAATAAGTAAGCGAACATCAGGTGTCTCACTAAGAGTTTTACGAAATGCACCAGGGGCAATCGTCTCTTTGAATGGAAGTGGAACGCTTGCATCATTAAAAACTGCTGCGTAACCTTTAAGTCTCATGGTGCCATCAGCCGCCTGGCGAGCCTCTACATCTTGTACCGTAAATGTACGGCGTTCAATTTTTTTCACTTTACTCCTAAGGTTGGCTTCAGCATCTAGTGCATCAATCTTGCTCTGCGCCCAGTTTTGCGCTCTATCGCTGAAGTTGGAATCTCCGCCCCATAACAACCAGGCAACTAAACCTGCACCTGGGTATTGGGCATCTGATGGATTGCTATTTTTTGGGGCTTGTCCGTCAACCTTGTGACGAGCAAACCACGGTGCCATTTTACGAACTTTGTTATCAGATATATTTCCTGCAGCCATTTCGCGTGCTTCACGCTTTGTGCCATCAGTTAATCCATCTCCCCCAAAACCTTCATCAAGATATTTCAGACCTTGTGCCGCATTTGATTGCATATATTCGGGTGCATCAAAAGGCATTACTCGACTCCATACACTGCTGCTGGGTCGGTTGGGTCAATTGTTGATACTGGTTGCAATTGGCTGGATGGAACGCCTGTGTGCTTCATATCAGGCAAACCAACCGCCTTTGTGACTGCTGCTGGGTCAAAGCCAACTTGAATCAAACTTGCAGCAATCTCAGCTCGTAACTTGAGTCCAATATCTTTTGCGTCAGTTGCATCAATGTTTTGCAACGGCACTCTGTATTGATCGCCATTTTCAATTGGTGACATATCTTCAGATGCGTGAACATCGTTAAGAGAAAGGAACCCCTCACGCAAGCCCTTTGTATAAGCATCGTAACGCTCAATTGTTGTTCCGCGAAGAAGTGCATCTAAATTAAAACGAACAAAACCATCCGCTTCAGGCAGCAAAGTTGATAGTGCTTGTTCAATGCGCTCCAAGATTGGGCGCAATGAATACTGAACAAATGAAAGATTTTGTGCTTCAACTGATGCAAATGACATGGCACCTGCAACTGGATGTCCAAGTAAAGACAATGGCACTCGATAGATTCGTGCTATTTCCTCAACTGAAAATCTGCGTGTTTCTAAAAGTTGTGCATCTTGAGCATTGATTTGCAAAGTTTGGAATGAGGCACCACCTGAAAGAATACCAATCTTGCCTGCACGATACGGTCCAGTGTGAGTGATATTCCAATCACGCCCAATATCTTGTGCTTGCTCTTGTGTTAATTCACCTGGTACTTCGATTACTCCACCAGGGTTTGCTGCATTTCCAAAATAAGAAGCTGCATAAACTTCGGCTGCCATGACAGACCCCATCGTTGTACGGCAAGCCGCAACTGGCGATAAACCATAAAACTGACCAGGCAAACGGAAATCAGGAATATGCAACAGGTCGTGAGCCGTAAGTTTTTGCTCGTAAATACCTTGAGCATTACCTTCGCCGTAAATCCCCTGATCATAAATTCCCTGAGTATTTTTAACTCTTACATAATAAACAAGCGGTTCGCCTGGTTTTTCACGCACAATACGAACATTGCGTGGATTCAAAACATAAAGTTCTTGAACATCTCCTAAGTCATCACGGACAATAAGGATGTATGCGTTTCCTTCGAGTTTGAAAGAAGTAACAATTTGTTCGTAAAATTCTAAACGAGTTGTTTCTGCATTTGGTCGTGAAACCCAATTAGGTTGTTCGCCATAAACAGTTGCGTATGGCAGACGAACGCGACCTCTGCGAACATAAACGCTGACTGGTAATGAACTGACAGTATCTGCTAGTAGGCGCACGCAAGAATAAACAGTTGATATGCGAATGGCGCTTTCAGAGTTAACAATAACGCCTGCATCGGCAGCGTATTGGGTACGACCAGGAAGGATTGGGTCTAGGAACTGATTGTTAATTGAACGCTTTTGACCGTTCTCGCGTAGTCGGTTTGATAAACTCATTAGTTAGCCTTCTCTGTAATCCATATTAAGAAACCACCTGAAACAATTAAAGCCGCTGGCACCGAAAGCAAGGCAATACCAATCGTTGCAAGTGCAAAACCTACAACTTCAACTACAACAGACAGATCAATCTTCTTCATTTTTCTCCCTATACCTGAATTGAAAAGAATCTTGCAACTGGTGCTGGCGGTTCTGCTGGTTGTGTTGCTCTGTCATAGCCAAAGATTGATGCAACTGCAGCATCCACTTTGCGGCGGCTGCTAGCTTTGGCAACCATTACGCCACGGCTGGATTGTTTTGTTACGCAGTTGGCAACATGTCTTGCCAGTCGCTCATCGCCATCGTGTGTAAATGATTCGTTGACTACGGCTTCATAAAATTTTTGTGTTGCGGGTACCATATTTGCAGCACTGTTGGGGTAACTAACAACTGGCAAGCCTTCTTCATCAAGAACCATAAAAGTTCGTTGCCATCGTGCGGGGTCGAATACGATTTCTTTGACATTGAATCTTTCATCTCTGAAGGTGTCAACAATGGTTTGTTCGACCTCTGCGACTGGAATATGCCAGCCTTGTTCTGCGTCATCAGGGCGTTCCCACAAACCAACAACCATTAAATGTGGTTTATCTCCACCAAGTAACCACATCACAAGTGCTGTTGAGTCGTTTGAGAAGGCGCCGTCAAATGCCAAAATACATTCTTCGCCAGGTTCAGGGAATCTATCTTTATCCTCTAATGCTTCCCATGCACCTGTTGGCAACCATGCAACCGATGTGCTTACCCAGCAATTGAGTCGCTTGGTTCTAAATTCAGCTTCAGGTGTTCGCAAAACAGCCGATGCAATTTCCTCTGCATCAAGCAAATCGTTGTACCCTGGATTACTTTCGAGCCAAAGAGATTTCTCGCGATGATCATTCTCAGGCTTTGTTGGTTCCCACCATGAGAAAAAAAATGAGGGGTCTTTAAGTTCACCCTTAACAACTTTTTGCCCATACTGATACAACGAGTAGCAAAGAGAATCTTGACCATTGCTTTGTGTTTTAACACCAGCAGTAGTGATGCCAAGCAAGAGTGAATCTGATCTAGCGCCGCCAGCCAAACTCAGCGTGTTCCATAAATCCCACGATTGTTGTGCGTGAACCTCATCAAAAATTACTAATGGTGAAGGGTTTAGACCTTCTTTTGAATACGCTTCAGCAGAAAGAACTCGATAAACGCTGCCTTTATCCTTGAACTCAATTGCATCACGATACAAAGTGAACATTGAAGATAGTTCGCTATCAAGTTCAATCATTCGCTTGGCAGTACCAAACACAATTCGTGCCTGATCTCGGTCTGCCGCGCATGAATAAATCTCTGAACCATTGCCACCAAGTGTTAAACCAGCCAAGCCCATTGATGCAGCAAGTGCAGATTTGCCATTCTTTCTAGCCATACCAACCAGCGCAGTGCGGTGACGGTATCTGCCATCTTCACGGCGAGCTAATGTGTGACGCAATAATTCTCTCTGCCATCCACGCAGTTGTAATAACTTACCTGCAGGGGAAGCAACAGAATCTTTAGTTACACGACAAACGGCCTCGGCAAAGTTTGCATACAAGTCACCATCGCCACGGTCTTGCTCATCAATTGGTACTTCAGTTAACCAGCGAGGCGGCCATCCTGCTACATCAGCCATTCTTTTTTTGCGCTTCAAGCAAGGCTTCGAGTTTTCCCTTAGCCTTTACTTCAGCAACCCCCAACTTACTGCGATCTGCTGGTGTCAAACCAAGCAATGAAAGCAACTTAATGATGTCGTTTTCAATGGTATTAAGCATTGAAAACAAAGGATTTGCGTAGGCATAACCCTTGTCTGTATAGAGAACATAGTTGTTATCGGCTAGTTGCTCACGCAAAATATATTTTTTGTCCATCTTTTCGCACAATTCAATAAGTAATTTGGCATCCGATGTGGCTATCCACGGTGCCATGTCTCTTATTTCAAGCCATAATTTCTGACCAGCAACCGATAGATGCAGGGGTGCATGTGAGACTTGAGGTAAGGCAATTACATTTGTCAGGTTAGGCAGCTTTTGTTTGCCAGGGTTTCCATTGCGGCGCTTGACTTCATTCGGCTTTGGTGGTGGCCCTGACATCGGTACTTCCTATCCGCTAAAAATTTATCGCCCCCGATAAATTGACTGAATCAATTATGTTTAACAAGGATGACACTGGGTCATCAAACTTTTTTAACTTCTTAGGTGAGCGATTGAACCGCTTGCCTGTCATTGTGAAGTAACGGCCAGTGGCATATACCTCAATGCCACCATCGCCTAATACAAAACGGCGCCCGCTAAAAAGGTCAGCCTTTGCAATGATGTGAATACCGTTGCCTGATGGTGAAAGTTCTGTGTAGGTATCGGCAAAGACATTGACGATTGCCTGCGCCCAATGCTTTAACTTGCCATCTTCAAAGGCGTTGTCCAGGTCAATGCCAATAATGCCATCGCCATTAAATACAAATCCCAATCCAACGCCAGCCTTTGATTCAACTGAGTGGTGGTAATAAGCCCATGTCGTTGCATCGTTACTCTTGGCAAAATCGTTCCAAATGGTCAAAGGAATCTTGGAGCGCGAATAACGAATCCAGCGTCTGCGATCTGTTAACTCTTGCGGAAAAGGTTTGCGATGAGATTGCACGCGACAACGCGTAGAACAAAAGATTGCATCACGCCTAGTGAACGGATGTAGCTCAATGCCACATTCTGCGCACGCAGGGATTTTAGTTTTCATCTTTGATCAAAGACACTTTTACGACTTTGACAAACTCTGAATTACCTCTTAAAAATTGATCAGTAATATCCCAAATGTAATTGCGCTTGCCTTCTTGAATGTGCCTTTGCCCTGGATGATTAGGGTTCGAACTTTCGCCCAAACCTGAATTGTGCAGTTCTAAAATTCCTGAAGTATCAACATCAACTTCGATTGTCACCAATGCTTTTGTCATTATGCAGCCCACACAATTTCATAATCATGTTCAAATCTTTTGTGCGACCAAACTTCTTTGATCATGTATGACTTAATTGCGCCACCACTTTTTGTTTCCCAACCGCATGAACACTTAACATCCCAAGCATTGTGAACAAAACCTTGATTGTTACGCATCTTTGAACCGTCAGCAAAAACTGCAAACCATTCAATTGAAACTTTTTCTTTTGTAGCTTTTAATTTCATTTCATCCCCCTGGATTACTAATGCGGGAAACTTTCCCACGCATTTAGTATAGGGCAAAATGTAACGGATAAACACCATTGACCTGCGTGTTTGTTATGTTGTCAAAAACATTGAAGGCATACAAAGCCATTACAGACGATTGTAGTTATTTTAGGTCAAACTTTATCAACATCTTTTTTGCGTGGCTGACACAGGCGCACGCATGCTCTAAACCCCACTGTAGGCAACTATCGGCTATGCACTCAAGGC